CTCTCATCTTTCTTAAATATTCTACTCTTCTTGTTCCTGCATCATTTAATGATTCGTACCAAACTTTTTTAGTTTTTAATCCATAATCTTTTGTAAGTTGATCTATTCCAAAAAAAGATCCCTTGGTCATACCTTTTATTTTTTCTTTTTCCCAATTATCTGGCGCAATGTATTTAGAAATTTTTTCTATTTGTTTATAAGATAATAATTGTCCCTGCCTTAAATGTTCCCAATCTGTAGCTGCTTCTTGTAAATCTTTTTCGTAATTTCTTTTATTTTTAGTTTCATAATATAAACCTTTACGATATAAAATATCTTCTACTTCTTTTAACATGTGTTTAGTTCTAGCTAATACTAACCATTCACCTTTTGACATGTCAACTGAATCAACATCAAAATGCCTATGTAAACTTCCTTCATTTGTTTTAGGTTGCCAATTTTTATCTATTCTATTTCTAATTTTATTTATAATACCCATAGCAAGTTTATGAACTTTCATAGGTATTCTATGTGATTGTACTAAAGGAAGATTTATCATTTGATTTTGTAGAGCTATAAAAGAATCTACATCTGCACCTGCCCATTTAAATATTGCCTGATCATCATCACCTGCAATAAAAGTATCTTTTGTTTTATCCCAAATAGTTTTTGTCATATCCCATTGCATAAGAGATAAGTCCTGTGCTTCATCTATAAATACAACATCAAAGTTTGGAGATTTATCTGATTTTATAAAATCTAAAATCATGTCATTAAAATCTATTAAAGCATATTCTTTTTTATATCTTTTTAATTCGTTATGAATAATGTGTAATTTATCTAATTCTAAATCCTGTGTATGTTCTCGTTTATTATATTGTTGTTCAGGTGTAATATTTCTTAACTGTGCTAATTGTATAATTTGTAAGTATTCACTATCAGAAGTAAATATACCATGATCTTCTTGGTGTTCTGCATAAGATACTGGAAATCCTAATTTTTTTCCAAGATCTTTATAGTGTCTTGGTTGCATAACTTGATCTTTTTTTAATCCTAATTTTCTAAATGCTAGTGAGTGTAAAGTTCTAAAGTATGGAAGATCATCTTCTGTATAATTAAATTGCTTCATCGCTCTATCTCTAGCTTCGTATGCAGCTTTTTGAGTAAAAGCAAAATAGCCAATTCTATCTGGATCTGTTTCTTTTAAATAATCATTTACTTTGTTTAATAACGTTGTTGTCTTGCCAGTGCCTGGTGGTCCTAATACTATTGTTTTCAAAATATATCCTTGGGCTTTAATTCTTTTTGAACATAATCATCTTTTTTCTTATCAAATTGTTTTACTGTAAAAACAGAAGTTCTCTCTCTTCCTACTCTTTTTTTATCATCACAATTACAATGATCTTTTAACATTTGTGCTGTGCGTTGATAATTTATTTCCCATCTTTGTCTAACTAAAAATTTGCTATAAAACATACTAAAAACAAAATGGTGATACCCATCATTAGTCCAGACTCCACCTTTTTTAAGATCTGTAACATCTGATCCAATATGTCTGTTTAAACAAAACTCTTCTAAATGATTTTTTAATTGATCATGTGTTGTCACACCTTCTGGTGGTTCAACAGGTTCGTGGTTCTTCATCAATGGATTTATAATCATGTCCCAGTCTTTTGGTTTAACTGTTGGTGGTTTAAAATCTAATTGTTCCATACATGCTTCCTGAAATAGACTTTGTTGTTTTAAATATTTAACATTTTCTAAATGCAATCTTTCACCATCTACATTAAGATAGTAATATGGTTTTTCTAATTTAATTTTTTGTAAGTCAGTTAATGCAGGAAATACTATCTCTTCTCCTATTCCATACTTTCTAGTTTTACATAATTTTTTATCACATAAATTACACATAGGAGTGTCATTACATTTATATCCCCAATCTTTTTTATCGTGTTGTTTTTTAATTATGTCTACTTCTGATTCACTTAATGGAGATTGTGATGCAGATATATTAAACATTGTAAGTCTGCTCTTCCATTCTGATGGCCATTTCTTTTTAGCATATACCCCATAATGAAATATTGCATTATTTCTACCACCTTCTGGTATTTTATTTATAGACATAAGTTCTATGCACGGAGGCCCGTCAGAAAATTCTGATTGGGGCCTCTGTATTTTTACGAGACCAACATCTAGTTGTTTTACATTATTAATGATCCCATAAAATTCTTCTAAACTTGCTGCACTACCATCTTCTTTAAATGCATATCTTGTTGTGTTATCGCCATTAAAGTATGGTAAATTTAAAAAATTTCCTGTGTCGTCTTGTGATTTTAATCTAATTTGTTTTGGAAAAACTTCTGATCCGCCGTATCCTAGTAGTGTTTTTATTTCTGTAAGTTTGTCTCTCATTCTTTCTGCGTTTACAGGTTTCTCTAAAAACAGAAACACATGAGCGCCCCCGCTCTTTGACCTACATACTACTAGTGGTAAATTAAATTGTTTTATTTTATCTATTAATTTTTTGTGATCAAACCCTGCGTATGAATCTATGTCTACACATCCCCATACACATTCATTGTCATCGTTAATTGGAATTATTCCTAAACTTTGTGTGCCTTGTAAATGCTTTGACCAAAGTTCATCTGTAACTGGTTCTCTTACTACAAAAGATTGTCCTTTAACTTTTTCTCCGTTGTTATTTGCAGGACCAACTTTAGTGCAACCATGTGCTCGTTCTAAACCTTTAAATATATTTTTAAATTTCTCTATCATAAATTGTCTTGGGCGTTTCCACTCTCGCTTCCACGCCCAATCCTAGGAATCTAACTTACGTTAGATGATTAATATGGAGAATCTGTTTTTGATTCTTCAGATCCGTGTTTAACTTGCACTTCACCTTTGCCTAATCTTTCAGCAAAACTTTTTGCAATTCCATAAACACCTTTATCTGAAATAGGACCAACTTTTGTTACTTCCCATCCAAACCATGTTCCTTTGTCATTAGACATTTGAACAGTCTTTAGATTATAAATGTGGCTGTATGTTGGCGGAGTAAATAATCCATTCTTACCATTTAGTTTAATACCCATCATGATTGAATTCCATTTTCTACTAATTTTTAATTGAGTAGCTTTCATAGAAATCAAAGCAGTTGATGGTGTATCACCTAAAACTACTACAAAATGATTTGCAGTATTTTCTAGATAATTACCACTTGGTAAACGATCTTTAAAAGATTTATCTCTAGTAGTTGTGCTCACAATATCGCTATCCGCATTGTGAATTGCTACTGGAGAACCTTTTCCTTCGCCTCTGTCTTGCCATTCTACGTATTTTCTTTCGTAAAATACTGGCAATACATTTATTCCTTTACTACCATCAAAAATTTCATTTGTGACAGTGTTAAGGATCATGCCTGGTTCTGCACCTTCGACATACTTACCATCTCTTTTATTTACTTCAGGAGATAGTTGTCCTAAGACTTTCAGAAAAGGTAACGCAAGATCTTCTTGCGTCATATTCTGAGAGCCAGCATTTGCATCAGCCTCGAATAAATTCGTAGACAGTGCACCTGCATTTTCTTTTTTAGCTATGCTTGTTTCTTGGTTCATAGTTATTGTTTCCTTTTTATTGTTGTTTTATTTCCAACGAATACGTTGAAAATTTCCGTTGGCATTTCTTTTCCTGCCTCTATACGCTCACGGACTAACGCTTTAAGAGTCATGGGTTCTACCTTCATCTTTTGTGTTGGTTGAAACCCACGCCCTTGTGCAAGTTTGGCATAATCAGCCGCCTTGTTTTCTTCGTTACGACCAAAAGATACGGATATCTCATTTTTGATTATATCTCCTAGTCCATTGTTACGAAGCCATTTAAAAGCCGCTTCTTTATTTGCTAGAGTAATTGTAGCGCTGTAGTGCGGCTTAACATCTACCGAAGATCCATCCATAAGTTTTAAATGAGATAAACCCATTTCACTCATCATAGTTGGAATTACTTCTCCAGATACATGTTCAATTTGTTTTTTCTTTTCTTTCAATGCTTCTTCTTGTATTTCAAGTTGTTTTTGCATTGACTCCAATCTTTCAACTTGATCAGCTAAAGATTGTATGTTACCAGTTTTTTTAATGACCTCCTGTTGGTCCTTTTCAAAATCAATCATCTAATTCTCCTTTCTCGTATAAATTAATTGATATGGGATAATATTTTCTTTCTTGTTTATCCCACTTTAATAGATTGTATTTTCCATTTGTAATATCAGAAACTATAGAACATGCTACACCTATTATTGCAGGATCTCCTGTTAATAATAAATAATCTTCTACTGTAAAATCTTTTAATGCTTTTCTTAATTTAAAAATTAAAGGACCTGGTGAAAAAATTATTTGTGAAAATTCAGGTAACAAAAATTTAAATTTTCCGTATTCAGAAGCGCCCATAATATTTATTTTTGGGTTTCCCGATTGGGTACCTGTAATTTCTTGTATGACATAAACTATATTTTCTTTCATGCTTGACAATATAGGTGTTTAATATTATATTGTCAACTAGAAAGAAGAAAATTATATGAAATATAAATTTAAAACAAAACCATACAAGCATCAAATGACTGCTTTAGAAAAGTCGTGGAATAGAGAAACTTATGCATATTTTATGGAAATGGGAACAGGTAAAACAAAAGTATTAATTGATAATGCTGCTATGCTTTATGATAAAGGCAAAATAGATGGTCTTTTAATTGTTGCACCTAAAGGTGTTGTAGGCACATGGTATAATCAAGAACTTCCAACTCATTTACCAAATCACATAGAAAATGTGACCGTATTATGGCAAGCAAATATTACTAAAGGTCAACAAGAAAAATTAGAAAGTTTATTTAAAACAGGAACTGCTTTTCATATTTTAATTATGAATGTTGAAGCATTAAGCACTACTAAAGGAACTGATTTTGCTGCAAAATTTATTAATAGCCACAATACTTTAATGGCTATTGATGAATCTACAACTATTAAAAATCCTAAAGCACAAAGAACAAAAAATATTTTAAATCTCTCTATACAAAGTAAGTATAGAAGAATAATGACAGGATCCCCTGTTACTAAAAATCCATTAGATTTATTTACGCAATGTTATTTTTTAGATCCTTTTCATTTGGAACATGATTCTTATTATTCATTTAGAATAAGATATGCTATTATGAAAACCATTCACGTTCGTGGACGAT